GTCATAGGTATTGATCCTCAATCTTGGTGACAATCTTCACAGCCTCAAGGTAGCCTGCCCACCACCCATCCAGATAAGCAATCCTTGCCGGGTCAGTCTCATTGGCCCTGGCAACCAGAAACCTCTCTTTGGCCTGCTGCAGCAACTGGTCATTGAAGACCCTGCGTAACTCCCCATTAATCATTGCCTGCCCCTTATAAGCTGGTCAAGACGATCCTCAAGGCTTCTCTGAGGCTCTAGGTGCCGGTGGATCAGATCGTGGATGATGGCCATGCGAGACCTTCCCTGGGCCTCTGTGGCCTGATCCAGTAGCTTCCTGGCCCTTGGCCGCAGCCTGATGTAAAACCCGGTGTACGGCGCTTCTGTCTGTTCTTCGTCCATGCCAGGGAAGATATCTCAGACTATCAGTGGATGGCAAGCAATACTATTTTTCAATGACCGCAACTTTCTGCTTGACAGAGATATCTCAGCTCTGTAGTCTCGCAACTGTAGTACTTAACTTCAACTTCTCCAAGGAGAGATCGAATGACAAACATGACAAGCAAACAAAAGTACCTGGCTTTAACCAAACAAATTGAACAGGTGTTTGGCTGGGGCTTTACTGATATGTGCGTTGATGCGGAGAACTGCTCTGTTGAAAACGATGGATCAGAAGAGTTCTGGGCCAATATGCTTAGATGCCTTAATGACTCAGCGGGTAGCAGGCTAATGGAAGCTGGCCACAACCCTGCGGATGCTGGTGTTAAATACTAATTGACTACTCCAAGGAGAGATCAATGCAATACATTGCTTACTACCGAGTTTCCACCGACAAACAGGGTGCCTCTGGCCTCGGCCTTGAGGCCCAGCAGGCTGCCGTGCAGCAGTTCATTGGTGGCCAGGACTGCCAGTCCTTCATCGAGGTGGAGTCTGGCTCCAACCGCAACCGCCCCGAGCTGAACAAAGCTCTGGCTGCCTGCCGTGCTACTGGTGCCACCCTGGTTGTGGCCAAGCTCGACAGGCTTGCCCGTGATGAGCTGCTTATCCTCACCATTATCGAGAGCGGCACCCTGGTCAAATTCGTTGATATGCCCGAGCTGGACACCGACTCACCCATTGGCCGCTTCATGGTCAACCAAGTGTCTGCTGTTGCTGCCCTGGAGCGCAGGCTTATCTCTAAGCGCACCAAAGAGGCTCTCGCGGCCGCCAAGGCCCGTGGCACTAAACTTGGTAGCCCTACCATTGACCGGGCACTAAAAGCCAGCATAGAGGCTAAGAAGGCTGCTGCCGCGGCATTCGATGCCCAGGTGCTGCCATTCATCAGGAAATTCCAGCAGGCTGGCTACAAGACCAGTCGAGCCATTGCCGATCAGCTCACCCTGGCCGGTGTTTCTACTTACCGTGGCGGCAACCGCTGGGGCCACGCCCAAGTGTGTGAAATTCTGAGGAGAGCTGCATGACATTCAAGATTGAAGTTACTTGTGAAAACGCAGACCAGGCTCGCACCTATGTGCAGGCCATGGAGCTGCGCTCTGCAATCATCGAAGGCATGGAATACCTGCGCCAGGTTCGTAAACACAGTGAGCATAGCCCTGAAACCATCGAAGTGCTGGACGACCTGGCCCAGAACTTTCGAGAAACCTTGGGAGATTACCTACTATGAAGAATGCTGACCGGGTCTATAAGGCCTTGCAAAAAGATAAGCAGACCATTACCGAGATAGCTCGTTTTTTGAACCTGCACCCATCTACAGTCGGAGGATGCATAGACTACTTGAAGACCCAGCACCCCATCGCAGAGCGCCAAGAAGGGTTGCGTAAGTACTTCAAGCTACCCAAGCAGAAGCTGCCACTATCCACTGGTGCAGGTGATCCTTGGGGCCATCTGAGAACCTGGGGAGAAAACAAATGACTGACTTCAAGCATCTTGTCCACCACGACAGCAATGGCAAGCGCATCTTCTACAAAGATCCACCGTTCTTGAGCAAGGTCTGGGACTGGTTCTGGTGCGGTGCCCTGCTGGCTTTAATCTACTTACTGCTTGTCTACTTAGGGGGGTAAATGAACTGTGAATGCGGAAACAAAACAGAAGTTCTCGAAACCAGAATCCAGCATCGTTTCGACCTTGGCCCAGTGGTTTTCAGGCGCAGACGGTGCCTCAACTGTGGGGAAACCTTCAAGACCTACGAAGTCCGACTCGACTATGAGCCAGGCCGAGTGGATTTTGATGACACTGAGGAAGAGACCGCTGACAGCACTTGATGCCCTGGAAGGTTGCGGTTGTATGCGCCTGGCTGCCAGGATCAATGACCTGAGAGCTGATGGCCATGTCATTGGCACCGAGATGGCCAGCAAGAACGGCAAGAAGTTTGCCAAATACTTTTTAATACAAGAGAGGGGAAGTCAATGAACGCACCACAAGCACAAGGTAAATTAACACCAGATGATCAACTGTCTGCCAGCCAGCTTGCAGCTCTGGCCGGGGCCAGCCCATGGTCGAGTCCCAATGATGTCCTGACCACCGTCACCAATGCCATCCTGGGCAAGCCAAGGGAGCCACTGGTATCTGAGGCTGCAGACTGGGGTACCGCCCTGGAAGGCCTGGTGGCCATGAAGGCTATGGAGAAGCTGGGCCTGACTGACTATCAGCTTGACCACCCGCAGGCCTACCAGCACCCGGTATTGCCCCTGGCCTGTTCGATTGATAGCACGGCAGAGGGTAATGGCCAGGTTGTCCACCACGACCCAGACAATGGCATCTATGTGATGAACGACAGTGGCCAGATCACGCTTGATGGCAAGGGTGTCGTGGAGATCAAAACCACGGCCACCGAGCCTGTCGATTCACCGCCGCTTTACATGGGGCCAATTCAACTTCAGGCACAAATGCAGATCCTGGGCAGGCTGACATGGGGTGCCGTGGCTATCCTGTTCCGAGGATCTAAGCTCCGCATCTTCCTCTTTGAGGCGCACCAACCCACCCTTGACATGATCCGAGACCTTACTCTGGACTTCAGCAAGAAGGTGGAGCAGTTCAAAGAGACCGGGGAGCTGGACTGGTACCCGCCCACCGATAACAAGGATGCCCAGCGCACCTGGGGTGACCGAGGCGATGAGGATGCACCACCGATCGAGCTGACCGGGGCCACAGAAGAGATCATTGAGGAGCTGCTCGACTGCAAGGCAGAGATCAAGCGTCTAGAGAACATCATTGATGACTGCGAGAAGAGCCTCAAGGAGCGTCTGCAAGAGCATACGGTAGGCACCACTGCCAGGTATAAGGTGACCTGGCCCATGCGGCACTACAAGGCCACAGCCGAGCGTGTCGTGCCTGCCAAACCAGCATCAACTATTCGCATTAATACAATCCAGATTAAGGAGATCAACTGATGCCATACAAAGATCTAGACAAGAAAAGAGAAACACTAAGACGCTACAGAGAAAAAAATAGAGAAAGAATCAGACTAAACCAAGCTGCTTATCGTGAGCGACACAAAGAGTTAATTAATGAGCGAATGAGAGAACTTTACCCGTCTTATAAAGAAAAGAAAAAACAGCATTATGAGGAAAATCGAGAAAAATATTTAACTTTGCTTAAGGAGTGGAAGGGAAAAAACCAAGATCATGTGCGTGCATATAACAGAAAATATTCGGCTCAACAAAAAGAGAATTTGAGCTGGCTTTATGTTGCCAAACTTATTGCAAGGCACTCAAGTTTGGCTTTTGTTGATATCCCGCCTTCATTGATTGAGGCTAAAGCAGCACACATAAAACTACTTCGCGCATTAAAAGGAGCGTCCAAATGAAAAATGTAGATCAAGTAAGAGACCGATTGTCAGCCATCTTTGACCAGCTTGAGTCTGGTGAAATTGATGCCAAGAAAGCTGCGGAGTTCGCAAACCTTGCAGGCAAAATGATTAACTCAGCTAAGGTGCAAGTCGAGTATTACGCACTTAAAAATGAGACCCCGAATATTGCATTTCTAAATTCACAAACTGGAGGATCAAAATGACTAGCTTAACCACCACCGCAGGGTTTGCCCCTGCCAACATTACCGAGGCTATAAAATTTTCCGAGATGCTTTCCAAGTCCAACATGGTGCCACGCGCGTACCAGGGCAAACCAGAAGACATCCTGGTCTGTGTGCAGTGGGGCTATGAGATTGGCCTGGCACCCATGCAAGCCCTGCAGAATATTGCCGTGATCAATGGCAAGCCCAGCGTCTACGGTGATGCAGCCATGGCCTTGGTGCTGGCCAGCCCAGTCTGCGAAGGTATCGAGGAAACCATCGAGGGCGAGGGAACACCCAACCCGGTCGCAGTCTGCGTGGCCAAGCGCAAAGGCCGCAGCCCAGTGCGCTCCACCTTCAGCGTGGAAGATGCCAAGAGGGCAGGCTTGTGGGGCAAGCCAGGCCCATGGACTGCCTACCCCAAGAGGATGTTGGCCATGAGGGCGAGAGGTTTCGCTATAAGGGATGCATTCGCTGATGTCCTTAAAGGCCTCATAACAGCCGAGGAGGCCCAGGACTACCCAGAAGATAGGAAGCCAGCCAAGGTGGTCAACATCCCCACCAAGAACCCTCTGGATGCTCTAGCGGCCCCGCAAGAAATCGAGCCAGATGACAATGGCCAGCAGCAGCGCGAGGATGAGGAGCAGCAGCAGGCTGAAGAAGAGAGGCCAGCTACTGCCGAGGAAATCAAGCAGCAGTTTGAAGAGGCCGGTATCGAGGTTGTCGATGTCGAGACTGTCCAAGTCGAGGATTCACCCAAAGGTAACTGGGGGCTTTATGTGCCAGGCAAAGATCCACAGTGGTTGTCCACCAAGGCCGACTGGGCCAAGGCTTATTCAGAGCTGGCCGATAAAGTGGCATTGGCTGGCAGGGCTAGCCCCGAGAGTCGGATCGAGAAACTCAAGGAGCTGCGCCGGGTGAACGAACCCACCTTCAATAAGCTGGAACCCCTGGAGATCACAGTACACAGCCGCGGATTGAACACCAGGCTGCAAGAACTCCAGGCCAAGATTCAGGCCACCAGTCCTGGCAAGTAAACTGTCTTGCCATCTTTCCGGGTGGCCGTTAGCACTTGTTTTTTAAGGTTGGCTGGATCATAGCTAACATGAACCCACCCGGAATCTGGGATGCCAGGAGTGTAGAACTCCAGAAT